AGCTATCCTAGTAAACCCTGCATTGACAGACGCTACTACAGCTACAGTTACTTTGTCAGCACAATCTGATTTCTTCGGACCAGCTACAATGTAATTCATTACCGGGGGTTCCTTAACGGGAACCTCCACCCAATATAAGAGAGATACAATGGAGAAGCCATTTAGTAAAGCCTTCGTCATGCGTACTACATTTAGACACATGAGAAGAAGCGTAGACATTAGTATCCGTAAATCATTCGAACGATTTAAAGACTTTGACAATGAATCAAAGACAGGTCGTGAGATTATGGAAACACTATCAGTATTGCACACAGTCAGAAAGATGCTTGACGATTTTCAAGCTAACAATTCAGAACTGTTTAATGAAAAAGATAAATTATAAAATTATAGAAAAGAGAATGTTATGAAACATTTAGTAGGAAAAGTAATCAAGAAAAAAGTCCCATTCATGGGCGACGAAGTTGAAATTAGAAAACTATCTGTAGCTGAAGTTATGGATGTTCAGAAGATGGTTAATAAAGCAACTAAAGCTAAAGGTGACGATGCTCAACTTGGCTTACTTCGTGATGTAATTCGATTAGCCACTATTGGCGCTGAAGAAATCTCAGATGAAGATTTCAACACATTCCCTATAGCAGAACTTAACGACTTGTCAACAGCAATTCTTGGGTTCTCTGGTTTAGGTGATGAAGAAACGGGAAACTAACACCCTCTGAAGAATCTATATATGAGCTTGCCTATGCATTAGGTATGCCTGTATACCAGCTTCAAGAAGATATGCCTTATACAGAGTTCTTGAAATGGATAGAGTTCTTCAGGAGAAGGCCAGTAGGGTGGAGAGACGACCATCGAACAAGCATGATTATGAATGCCTTCGGTGTTAAGGAGAAAGGTGCAAACCTATTCCCATCCTTAAAAGTTATAGCAGATAGAGCAGAAGCCGAGAAAGCCAAGGGCAATGCACTACCAACAGGTAAGTTCCTAGAAATGATGAGGAACGCTAAAGGTGGTGACGACTCTGGTTGGGAGATGTTCAAAAAGGAGTAACTAATGGCAAACAAGATTTCAATGAAGATTGTTAATTTTGAAAAAGAAATGCGTAGAGTTGAAAAAGAAGTTCAACGTCTAGCAAACAAAGATATAGAAAATCGTGTTGACTTTGCGGTCAATACATTAAGAGTAGTAACACCAATCGACACAGGCGAAGCTCGTGCTGGTTGGGAAGACAAAACATACCGTGGAACAGATGGCTTCTTAGATGGCACTATAAAGAATGACGTAGAGCACATAGAGTTTCTAAACCGTGGACACAGTAAACAAGCACCTCAATACTTTATTGAACAAGTTCTGATAAAGATTGGATTGCTGAAGCCTTGATTAATTCTTTAGCCCTCGATGGTTATACCTCATATAGAGGCGTAATCGTTGGGGGCTTTTTTATCGAAAGGAGAAACGCCAAATGAGTGGTGTAGAGATTAGAGTACGCTCGGACTCACGACAAGCCCGTAGGGACTTAAGTCAGTTAGAGAACTCTGTAAAGAATATTGAGACAAGAACCGCAAGGGCTACTAGTGCATTTCGAAAGATGGCTATTGGTATCGGTGCGGCATTAGCGGGTGGAGCCGTTATCAAAGGCGTTAATAGAGCCTCAGACTCCCTTGTTAACCTAGAGAACAGAATCGCACTTGTAACAGGTCGTGGTAAAGCTCTAGACAAGACTATGAATGACTTATTCAAGATTGCCAAAAGGACTCGTGGTGATATTGGTGGGTCAGCTGAAACATTTAACCGTTTCGGTATCGCATTAAAAGACTCAGGTAAATCAGCAGAAGAAATCCTTCGTGCAGTTGAGTCAGTAAACAAAGCCGTTGCTATCTCTGGTAGTGGCGCAGAGTCTGCTCGTGCCGCCTTATTCCAACTTGGACAGGGTTTAGCATCTGGGCAATTACGTGGACAAGAACTTAACTCTGTTCTAGAACAAGCACCTCGACTAGCGGGAGCTATCGCAGACGAAATGGGTAAGCCTCTGGGCGCACTTAGGAAGCTTGCTGAACAAGGTGAAGTAACAACTGACGTAGTATTCAATGCACTTATCAACCAAGCTGGACAACTCTCTAAAGAGTTCGAAACAATGGAAGGTACGTCTGAGCAAGCCTTCTCAGTAATGAAAGACCAAATTGGTCGTGTTACTGGTGAGATATCAGCGGCACTTAACATTACAGGTTCATTTACAGCTAAGTTCAATGCTATATCGGATTCATTAGAAAAGAACCGTGTAAGCATCGTATCTAATGTTGTTGGTTCTGTAAGAAGCATTGGTGCAGTATTTACTGGTGTTAAAGAC